CCCTTCAAAGGGCGGTGCCATCGAGCATCTGCATGATGTTGTTGATACCGCCAGGCAGGTAGTCGTAGGTGAACCCGGAGGCGAGTACGTCCAACATCCGATTGTTCGCTGCTCCGGGCTTGAAGTAGAAGCCTTTCGTCCCGGACCCGACACCGGTCAACCGTCCGCCTTCGATCCGGTTGTTCGACCCGTAGATACGGGCACCCATCAGGGTGCAGTCAAGACCGATCAAGTTTTGGATCAGACAGTTGTTGGCTTTGATGAACACGGCCTTGCGGCAGTCGATAGCGGTCAGGTTGGTAGCGACCGCATGGTCGGTGGTGAACAGGAAACCTTGGTCACACCCGACCGCAACCAAGTTGGCGACGGTGGCGTTGTCTCCGCCAATGTTGAATCCGGTAACGGTCGCTACGCCGTTGGCGTTGACGTGACAGTTCGAGATGATCGACTGGTGGCCTCCGTCACCCCACGGGTCGGCTTCAACACCTGCTTGGCCGTAACGGAGACGGATGCAATCGGGTCCGTCAGCGTTGACATCTGGAGTGACCTGGCAGCCGGTGACCAGCGTGCCGACGCCACGAATATCGAGTCCGGCTTTCTGAGAGTTACCGTCTGTCCCGAACCGTTCAACGACAACATTGACGATCCGAATATGACGGTTCTCCGAGTTCGGGTTTTTGATGTCGATGCCGTCTTCACCAGAGTCGGAGATGAGGGTGCCTTCGATCAACAGCGTGTCGATCGTGCCGCCTTGCGCTCCGATGCAATACGACTCGCTGTCCCGGATGTGGCCGCCCAGGATCTGTATGCGGGTCACGTTGTCGAGCCGGAGGCAGTGTGCAGCTACCTCTTGGCCTGCGTTGTTGCCGTCGATCTGCGGGTTGACGAGTGTCACGTCGGAGACGTTTATGAGTTCCATCAGATGCGTTTCGACTGCTGCGCCTAACGTCCACAACGACCCCGACGCACATTCGAGGGTGGTGTTTGACGGAACCTCGATCGTGGAGGTGACCGTTTCGTTGCCGCCGTCATGGATGACGCGTCCGCCGTGAGCCGGTAATGCGTCGAGTGCGGCCTGAGTGTTGCTGTAGCCCGATGTGTAGATGGTCGTCACGGCGTGTGATCCCTTTCAGGTCTCGTCGATTGGTACATAGCGGGGCTTCGGCAGCTTGATCCTCTTACCCGAAGTCTCCTCTGCCCAATCGGACATCGCCTCGAACATGGCTTGATCGTCGAGGGCGTGTGAATCGATGGTGTGGGCAACCTTGGAGTGCTGAGCATCGTTGTCCATCTGGAAGTCGTCCAGCCGTTGCACGAGCGACCGATCATCACCGTTCATCCCAATGCGATCCGAGATCTCACCGAGTTTCCCGTGGATACCGTTGATCTTCATCTCGTTCTCCAGGACCTTCTCGGTAGCCATCGAGACTCGATGAGCCGCCCGAAATAAGGGGGTCAGCATCAAGCGGAGGGCGGCGACAACGGCACCCAGCAGAACTATGGCTCTACCCAGCTCTTCCCATTCGGGCATTGAGGGTCATCCCTCAGATCGGCGCGAGGTAGCCAACTCCGCGATCCGCTCCAGGGCGGCGACACCGTCGGCGGCCGTCTTCGGAGGTGCCGGAGGGGCTGGGATGCGAGACGCCGCCGCCTCGGCTCGTGACGCAGCCAGGAACTTCTCGACACCGTTGAGGCGGGTTTCGAGCGCCTCGTATTCGGCGAGAGGGACGGTGGCTTCGACCTCTGGCTCGGGGTCGACGTGCATCCCGACGGCGACCATCGCCATCGGCTCATCGGTCTCGAAGTTCCACTCGATACGAGCACGGCCGTCTGCGGGGACAGTGCAGCCTGCGTCGAGTCCGGCGGCGACGAGTGCCGGAGGAATCAGCCCGGAGGTGTTGACGACCACGAGGCCGACCATCTCCATGCCACCGTCAATTGGACGCCAGTCGGGGGAGATCTTCTGGCAGTCGAACGCCCGCAGCTGGGCATCGGTCGCCGACGGGCGGACCGACCCGGCGACATAGATCCCATGCTCGGTCTCATACGGGACGACGTCGGCAACGGCGTGACCGGCGTTCGACATCGCGTCCATCGCCGCTTCCCAATTCAGGCGAAGGTCAGCGTGACCGCACCCAACATAGATGACGCCGGTCTTGTACCGGCTACCTTCGGCCGTGAAGACGCCACCACCGCGCTTGAACCTTCCATAGTCCTCTCGACTGTGGGGTGCCCGGGTGCAGCGGTCGTTGAAACCGATGTGGCAGGTCGACCAGTCGGACACGTATCCGTGGACTCGTCCATCCGGCTCGCGCCGAGCGTCATAGTAGGCGTCGTGTTCGGGGAGGAAGGCGAACCATGCCGAGGGGGGCTTGGTCGGCGCCTTCGAAGGCAACGAAACGACGTTGCCCGAAGCGACCAATGGAGCTGTCTCCTCGTCAAGAGTGATGTTGAGGGGGATGTTGGTCTTCCACACGCTGAGGGACTCCCGGTCGCCGAACAGGGCGGCATGGTCGGCTTCGAAGGCGAGGTAGTCGATGGCTCCGGCGACGAGCGCCGTTTCAAGGACCTCGATGAACGCTTCCTGGAAGGCCGGGAACGGAGTGATCGTGGCTCCCATGACCCGAGCTTTGGTCATCAGCATCCGGGGCTGACCGCCAGCCTCGTCGACCTCGATGTCGGCTTCGAGCATGTCGAGGTCGACGGAGACGCCCCGCATCGTGCCCTCTTTGACAAGGCGTCGGGCTTCTTGGCCGTCTTCGCCTGAGTCGAAGATGATCCCGGCGACGATTTCGTCACCGACTCGTTCGATCGTCCAAATCGATCCAGCGACGACAGATCCGTCGTGGCCTCCGGCGGCCGAGTTCACCTTCTGGAGCATCAGGGGAAGGGGGAGGTCGCGGAATTCCAGGGCACCTCGGGCGATGCGACGGCGGTCACCCGACTCGATGCCTTCGACGACGAGTACGGCCCGAGCGTCGAAGTCACCAGCAGCAGCGCGAGCGGCGTTCTCAGAAGCGAAGGGGCGACCATCGTCTTCCTCCTCGACGTCATCTTCTTCCTCAACCACGACGATGACATCGTCGTGAGCAAGCTCCGTCGGAGCCTCAGTGGGATGCTGGCATCCGCACTCTTCTGTGCTGGTCGGCTCTTCGAGAAGTGCTGTCGAATCTTCACTCATGGTGGCGATCTCCTTGGGTTTCCAGCCTGACAATACCTCAGACGTGGGATTTGATCGTTCATTCGATCGGATCGACAGTTCAGAACCGAACAGGATCCCAATCAGATCGGCGCTGCTCGGGTTCCCTTCGAGTGCCGAAATGAGACCACGGAGGCCTCCATTGTTGATCGATTCGACGACTGAATCTGGCAGCAGTCTCTCCTCGACAGCTTCGGCCGAGATCCCATCAGGGATGTCGTTGCGAACCACGATCTCAGACCGGAGGCGGCGGGCGGCGGCGATCTTCTGGCGCCGTAGAGCAATCATCTCGCCGACAACATCAGCCACCTCGCTGTCGTTGTCGGCGTTCACGTCATCTCCTCGTATCAAGAAGCAGCGGCAGCTGATCCTCATCGATGCGGGGAGTTTCGGGTCTCCGGGATAGCGGGCGGTGAACCCACCAACGATGAAGACACCCGACGTAGGCACTGAAGTCCCGTGGAGACTCCCGTGGGCGGTCCGGACCTTCTGGTCGAGCATCGTGATCCACGACTTGCGCCGAGAGAACGGGTCAGAGGCTGCACCGGCGACGAGTGTCGTAGACGCGACCGTCAGCATCAGATCCTCGATGCCGTTGCGGAGATGGACGGTGAGCGCCTCGGCCAGCCGGTCGACCCGGTCGGTGGCGAGGACCTTCTCCAGGGCGTCGCCGATCGAGATGGTCGGATCCTTGACCTGCGCCTTGAAGACGGTCGCTTCGAGTAGCTGCGAGTACCGCCCGACTCCTTCGACGAGTTCTGTGGCGACGTTGCTCACCTGCTGGGCGGTCACTGAATTCGGAGCCAGGTCGTTGTTCGCCGCCGAGACCTCGACCATGATTTGAGCTTGGCGTTCCGCCTCGGCCCCGATGAACTCGGCCACAGATTCGTCCCAAGCCAACGTCACATCGCCTACGAGAATCGTGTTCTTGGCAGCCCCCCGAGTCGCATCGAGCACCTTGTCGAAGGCCGGGGCAAACGACTCTTCGGCGTTCGCCTGTGCTGCGGCCTCACGGATCTCTTGTCCGCTCTCCGAGGCATTCAGCGCGGCGATCTGACGGGCCGCTTTCTCGCGGGTCTCGTGGCACCCCTCCAGCTCACCATCGGAGTCCTTGCGGACACTCCACGGCTTCGAAGAAGGACAGCCACCGTCGTTCTGATGGATCGACCAGGGCATGGATCAGAACTTCACTGGAGCAGCCGTTTCGAGAGCGGCCACTACTACGGACGGAGGGATCTTCATGCCATCGTCGTAGAGGCGCGTGCCTCGATCGGCCAGAGTGATCGTCTGGAGGCGCGCGCACAACTCTTCAGATATGTTCCGGGCCACATCGACCGAGGCGGCGCCGTTGAACCCGCACCGGGCTACGACCCACGGCTGGACCCAGCCTCGAACCTTCATGGCGAGGTCATCCCATGCCCCATCGAGGAGCTGCTCGGGGGTGACGCCGAGAGCGGAGAAGTCTGCCGGGCCAAGAGACGAGAGAGCCTTCGACTTGTCGAGGCGTAGCCGATCTGCTGCCGGGAGCTTCGACGAATCGATCTTGTTCAGGTTGATCCGGGAGACGGCGCGCGACCCGGCCTTCTCCAGGGCACGGTCGATGGCGGCGTCGGACGCTACGACGATCTTGTCGATGATCGAGGCGTCAGCGTTTGGAGTGCCGGGAACCGATTGAACAGGGGGGAGCGGTTCCCGGCCTCCCGATTCGGGATCACCTCCAGACCGGCCAGTTGGTTCGTCGGCAGCCGGTGGGGCCGGTGGGATGCCGCCGGGACGGGAGTCGTCCACGAGCACGATGTCTTCGAAGCCGGGAATCAACGGCAGCAACTGAGGGGCCAGTGCGGCGTTCGCTGCGATCAGATCCTTGAGCACCTTGATCCGTCGCTCTTCGTCATTGGGCATGTCGGCGAGCGTGAACCCGTTCGCCAGCACAACGGCTTCCTCGGCCAGCTGGCCTCGGTCACCGAGACGAGTCGCCGTCACGCCCTTGTCGGCGCGTGCGGTGATCGTCGATGCGTCGAAGACATACCGCCAGTTCTGGTACTTCCCAGCGTCCCACTGCTCGAACAGTTCGAGCATGGCATGGAGGTAGGCGACGGTGGAGAACGAGCTGATGAACTCGCCTTGAGGAATGACCCACTTCGAGTTGTACTCAGCGTCAGACGAGTACCCGGACCAGTGATTGAGTTCACCTTTCCCCGTCATCATGTCGGGGGAGATGTCGAGGTCCTGGGAGATGTAGGTCAATACTTCTTGACGAAGGGCCGACGCCCATTCGGCGTTCTGCTCGTCACCGAGTTCCATCTTCTCCAGACCCTTGAGCAGGTCTGGGTCGCCTACAGCAAAGATGGGCAGGAGTCGGGAGGCCGATCCGGGGTCCTCGAACGCTGATGAGAGATGTTCGACGAATGCTTCGGTGAAGGGGCGGGCACCCTCCTCGTTGGGGTCGTCGGAATCCTGTGGCATTCCAACGGCGTCGAGTCCTTCAGGGACCTTGACGACACCGGCGGGGATGCGCGAATCGGCCGAGGCGTCGATGATGGCCCGGAGCTTCAGGTAGGACCGACAGTCAGGTAGTGCTCGCTGCATTCCCGACTCGGGCAGCTCCGAGTAGTCGGTGGCCGAGTTCCAGATACGAGCGATGTATTCGCCCTTGCCGAGTTCCTCTCGACCGCTCATCGTGATGCCCTGATGTCCGGCGCGCTTGCGGGTGATTGTCCCGTATTTGTCGGGGTCGATTTCGAGTGGACTGAGGAACTCCCAGACGAGGCCCGGCGAGTCGTCGTTGGGAACATCGATCTCTGTCGGGGAGCCGACGAGGAACGACTCGCCGCCGATACTCAGGTTCAGGGACGCCTTGCGGAGCAGCTCCTTGCGACCACCCAGCGGAGCGACGAACGCATCGTGGACCCGCTTCACCGCAAGAGCTTGATCGCGAAGTGCTTGACGTTGCGGAGTGTCCTTCTCGTCTTCGCCGAGACCAGACAACAGCTCCGACATGGTCCACTCGTTGCCCGTCTCGGGATCCGTGTAGACCGGACGAATGTCACAGGCGGACACCGTGTTCGCCCGCATGTGGTGGACCTTGCCAACCTGTCCGACGAGGGTCGAAAGGTCATAGGCCGATCGCTGCCAATCCGCCGTCCTCGTGACGACATCGCGAGCGTCGCGGGGGATCTCGTCGGCCTTTCGAAGTTTCGCCCTCGTCCCCCGCGCTGGGTCGGGTGATACCCGTACCGTCATCTCAGCCCTGGCCGGTCGGCGGGACTCCATTGATTGTGATGGCGTTACCCGCACGAGCTACCTCCGGAAGATGCCCGCATCCTAGACCGCTGCGTGCTATGCGACGATGACCTCATCAGGACGCTACGACGATCTGACGCCCGACGCCGGGGGCTACCGCATAGCCGCGACCCGACCCTTTCCCGGCGAGAACCTGGAAAGCCGACGAAACAGCATCGACCTGATCGAACTTCTTGCCGTTCGGAAACATCAGGACCTCGTCCATGAAATCGTCGTTCCAATCGGCTCGGACCATCGTCACTCGCTCCTGTTCAGCAGCCGAAGCGAACATCTCAGCCCGGATGATTTTCGCCTCCGACGCTTTCCCTTCGATTCCGAAACTGTGCTTCCCTCGGCTCGTCCCCGTCACAGAATGACCCTTCACCCGAGAGATCCCGTCGAGTTGCCGGGCGATCGTGGCGACCACCGATTTCCCTGCCGCGCCCAACTCCTGCTCGATCCACTGGACGACCTTCGGACCATCGTCTATGGCTCGACGTCGGATGAAGTCGTCACGTTTGCCGGGAGACAGGCGACAGCGGACCACGGACTCGATGCAGTACAGATTGGACCCTCTCGTGATCGAAACGAGGGCGCCGACCGTCCAGTCCGGATTCGAATTCGACGATGACGGCTCGGTGGCGGCCAGGTCCCAGAACCGGATGCGTGACGAGACCTCTATCGGGGGGCGATCCACATGGATGAACCACCCGGGGGTGAACATCGAGCCTGAGTCGTCGAGGATCTCGCCGTGCAGCTCCTGACGCCCGAGGCGGGTGCCCTCGTAGCGAGCGACGACCCGGTCTCGGAACTGGGGGGAGAGGTTGTCGAGGTTGTCGTAGGTGGAGCCGGTGGTGACGACGATCGACTCGTCAGCCACCATCTCTTTCGTCAGAGCATTGTTCTTTGGTGTGCCGGTGACGACAACGCGGGGGTCAGGGGGGAGCCGTAGGCCCAGCATGAGGTTCGACCATGTCGTGTCCTCCTCGGTGCCGAGATGGGCATCGCGGAGGAACGCTGGCTCATCGACCCAGGCGAAGTGGAACTGCGGGCCACGGAGAGAGCGGGGCTTCTCCGACGAATAGCCTTTGATGATGCCGCCGTCGGCCAGGTGGATCTCCGACAGCGACCGGTTATAGGCCTTCTCCCAGTCTCCGTCGCGAAGCATCTCGGGAGGGATGACGAACTGAAGGCCCGACTCACCTTCGATCATTGTCCCACGCACGTCGGCGATCGTCGGGCCAACCAAGGCGCACCGGAAGCCGCCCTTGATCTGCGGGGAGATGTCTTCATATTTCTCTTTGATGGTTTCCGATCCAGTCTTGGTCTTTCCGAAACCTCGCCCCGCCTTTATGTACCAGCCCACCCACTCACCGTCTGGTGGCGTTTGCTCTGGCCTTCTGATAGTCCACCAGGCATCGTTCATGATGGCTTCTGCCACATCATCGCCCTGCGATGCGAAAAACTCGGTGACTTCTTCGTCGTTGAGCAGCAGTAGCTGATCGCGGAAGGAGAGGCCCATAGGCAAGATAGTAGCCGCGGTCGCGCTAGCCTTCCCTGGCATGGACCGACCCGACATGCCCGAGTTCGGAACTGCGGAAGGCGAAGTGGGGATGCTCGGCGTCGTCGATGGCCCCTACCCGCCATGCAGTCTCTGTGGATCCAAAGGCTACCCAGCCGACCTGGAGATCACGATGGGCGGCAACGATGCCTGGGTCTGCTACGAGTGCTGGACGTCGGACAAAATCCCCGAGGCCGTCCGTACCGTAGCGCCTGTCAGCTGGGACAAAGTGATGCGTCTCCGAGCTACACCGTGGTCGAGGTCTTGGCGGGGATGGAAGCGCCGCAGTCGTGAGGACGCCCCCGACGACAAGCAGCCGACGCTACGACTCCCCTGAGCCGACGATCCCTTGCTCGGCAAGCTCGGCGATAATGTCGGCCGGGCCGAGCACTTCGACGTCGCCACCCGGCGGCTCCAACATGACCAAGAACCGGTCGTGTCCGGCCACACGCTGTAGCTCGACCTGAAGCTCCACGATCTGGACCTCGTCGAGAGAGTGGGGGATGACGACCATCGATCCCTTCTCGATCCGGTAGATGCGAGTCTCAGACACGAGGGTCCTTCTTCGAGAAGACGTGGAATCCCTCACAAGCCGTGCAGACCTCGAAATAGAGGATGCGCCCCTGGAACGTCGACTCCCATTTCCACATCATCGACCTCGCCTCGTCGGCCGTGGAGAACCGGCGGCGATGAGGATGCCCGTACTTCTTCGCCCGGACGTAGCCGACCTTGTCAGCGCAGGTGAGGAACATCTTCATGCTGGACAGCGTAGGGGGTTGGCGAGCCAGTAGTCCGGGATCGGCGGGAGCGGCGCCGGGCGCGGACAGCCCTGAGCCTCCCACGAGATCTCACAGGCCGGACAGCTTGGGTCGGAGCCGACAGCGAAGAAGCAGGCTGTGTCGAGGGGGCGCTCCGGAAACTCGCAGGCGTTCCATAGGTAGGGGAACATCTCGACCCACTCGGCGTCCCGCTTGTCTGGCCGAACAAACTCGTGGCGGGGCGTGTACCAGTCCGGCTCGCCTCCGAAACGGAGACCTACGGCCACCAGAGGAACCGATCAGCGAACTGGCGCCAACGAGACTTC